GAGCTGCCGTAGATCGTCGCTCCGGCACCGACGACCGCCGCTCCAATGGTGGCGCCTATCGGCATTCGACAATCTCCATCTCATCGTCCCTGAGACGGCAGACGGCATCGACCACATCGACGGTCACGGGCTCTTCGGAGAGAAGCTGGATCAGCGCGTAACCGGAATTGGCCGCCCAGCGGTTGTAGAGGCTCGTCGCCTTCCTCGCCTGCCCACGCGAGTACATGCGATAGGCAGCGCCGACGTAGCGCTCATGGATCGGGTCATGGGGATGAACCGGAAGCTCCGAACCGCGCTCCTTCTTTGCTGTCTCCAGCGTGTCGTGGAAGCGCTCACCGTCCGCTTCAAGGTCGGCGGTGCGGCAAATCCAGTCGTCAATGTCGAGGCGGGCCTGCATCCCAGGCCCGCAAGGATGCTGCTCCCTGCGGAACCAGTCGCGGAAGCCCCCCCTCAGGGCAAGCATCTTCGCCGCCGGATTGTTGTCCGGCAGGAAGGTGGTTAGCTGTACCGCAGGAGTCCGGGTGAACATGTAATCCATTCCAGCTCGCATCGCCTGAGAGGGGTGCTTGCGCCCCTCGGGCGTGAACTGGGAATGGACCTCGAACGAGGAACCCGGACCCGCGTGCAAAATAAACCCGCCGTGGTCGAACCACAAAGCATAATTTTGCGGGTTTGAGACACTGGAAGTAACGTCGATTTCACCTTCGCCGCCGAGCCACGGGCGCACTTCCGGGTGGTTGCACACGGCGTTGAACAAGGAGGCATCGAACGTCCTCATGGGATTTGGCCGCCCTGCACGCCGCCGCCCCCGCCTGGAGCGTCTACTCCGCCGGTAGTCCCGCTTCCGCCTGAGGCAGGCGTGGCGATCTTGCCGCAGTAATGCCGCCCCGCCGCTGCATTCGGCAGCGCCACGTTCGGGTCGGTGGTGGCGTGGTAAGTGACCGAGCCGCCAGCGCGCGAAGTCTGGTCATAATAGAGATAATAGGTCGTCGAATAGGCGAGGCCAGTCACCGACCCGCCAGTCACGGAAACGGAAGAAACGTCAGTATATTTGCGCGTGTGGTTGGCGATGCTGATGGTCGCGTTCGAGCCCGCGTCGGTCGCCGAGAGGATGGTTCCCGGCGAGGTCCAGCTAGTCGAGATGGAGTCATTGCGATTGACCGTCTCAGCCGTGGACTGAGCGGCGGCAGCGTTCGTCACCCCAGTGTTCGCGGTTGACTGGGCCGCGTCCGCCAGAACCTTCGCCTGCGCAGCGATCTTGTTGATGAGCAGCTGCTTCTTCGTCAGAACGTCGCTGAACTTTGAGCGGAATGTGGAGGCGACGATGGTCGTGTTGCCTGACTCGTCATCCCAATCGACCGCAGTCGTGAGGCCCGCGAGATACGAGGTCAGCGCCGAGATCGCGTTGTCGTAATTCGTCTTTTCAGTCGTGATCCCGTAGGTGGTGGCCTTGGAGTCGAGGTCCGACTGTTCGCCGGTCAGCACCGCATATTGGAAAATCCACGGCGGCTTCTTGTCGGGGGTCAGGGTATTGGGATCGAGGATCGCGTTGATGTCGTTGATCTGCGACTGCTGGTCGGCAAGAACGTCTGAGATGCTTTGCAGGACCAGCTGCCACCATACCTGGAGATCGGGCCATTCCGGCTGAAACGGCGGTAGCGGAGGGGCAACGAATCCGCTCACGCCGGGCGGCTCCTGCCAGCCGAGCTTTCGTCCGTGATCGCCCCGGAAACGCGGAACGGAACCGCGTCGGTCACCCGAAAGTGCAGGAGTGCCCCCGGAGCGTCGAACATGCCCAAGCGCCGCCATTTGGCGCGGACGCGGTATTGCCCAGTCCCGCCCACGCCGGCGCTCCCAAGAGCGGTGTCGGCCCAGTCGCTCCAGGTATTGCCCGCATCCCTTGAGCGGCGCATCATGATGACCGGGCTGATGGTCAGGTCAGTCGAGGCTCCGGCGTTGCAGTCCAATTCAACACTGTCGATCGGCGGGGAATGGCTGCGGTGAACTCGCGGTAAAGCTCGGACGCCCCCTCCATCCAGTCCGTGGAATGGATCAGAAGCTCGTTGCCCGTTGCCGAGCCGAACATCGGCGTTCCGTCCGATTGCTGGATCGCGCACTGCGCGGCCCAGTTGTTGACGAGCGTGGTCCTCCGCTCATGCCACAGGCCGCCGGTCGAGATGTCGAAGCCGTAGGAATAGTTATCGAGCCGAACCATCAGGATCGGGTGGCTCTCCCACTTGTATTTCCACAGCGCCCATGTGGTTGAGCCGGTGATTTTCTCATCGAGCCCCGGATTGGAAATCGGGACCGGCACGCCCTCCATCCGGTAGACCGTGTGGTCGTTGCCGATGAAATGAAGCGCATTGTCGTATTCGATCATGGACCCCGGCGAGACGATGCCTCTTGGGGCCGTGCGCTGCGTGATCCGGAGGAACGGAAGCGTCCCGTCGCCCGTGGGATACCAAGCCTCGATCTTGTCCTTGCAGCCGTGGTAGAGAACGTCGCCAATCGCGAGCGATTGGAGGATGTAGCTGGCCGAGCTTTCTGCCGAGGCAAAATCCAGCGGATCTATGGTCCGCGCATCGAGGACCGCCGACCAGTAGAACTTGCGGCTGCTCTTTCGCGCGAACACGAACAGGCCGGCAAGAAACGTGCCCCATTGCACATTCGCGCTGTCCGGGAATGCAATCGCCTGGAGATTGGTGCCGTTGTACGAATAAGCGTGCGATCCGCGCCCGACGCACAACTCAACGTCCGACGATGCCCACCACACCGGCCCGGAGCCGTCAATAGACCCTAAATCAACTCCGTCCTTGTAGAGATGGCCGTTATTGGAGACGACGAACTTGGCGCCCGAAAACAGGTCATCCTTGCGGTAGATCCCGAGGACCGCCCCGGTGCCTACCGTGGTCGAGGTATCCAGCCCCGGAAACGACAGGAGCGACACGCCGCCCTTCACCGAAGGCGTGGACTCGGCGAGCATGTTGACCAGCTCGAACGGAGGGAGGTTGCCGTTCGCGCGGTGATATACCCCTTTCGGGATAATCAGCTCGTACATCAGCAGTCCGGCTCGAAATAATAGGAGTCGGGCCGGTCCCTATCGAGCAGGCGCTGATAGAGCGCGGAAGCTCGGCCATCGATGCGCTGCACGGTGGCTGGGTCAACCCGCGTCGTTCCGAACATCGAGGCGCACCGCGAGGCTAGTCCAAGGATCAAGAACTCCTGCCACTCCTGCGGCACATCGATTGTCTCTGATGGATCGGTGACGGTCTGGACCGTGGCGTTATAATCAAGCTCCAGATCGATGTCGGTGGAGGTGACTGGCCACACGTAGATGGTGATGCCCGACGTGGTTTTCTGCGCGTACCAAATCGACGGCCCCGAACTTGAGGTCTGGGTCCGGTTCGGGAGCATGTAATATTGATCGCGGTTCCACTGGCCCATGAGGCGGTGGTTGGTCGAACTCTGAACGTAGCGGACGGAGTTGATGCTGTGTGCGTCGTCGGGAGCAGCGACCGATGAGGTTCCACCGGTCACCGTCACCGTGTCCACATTGTCGTGGAACAGGTTGGCTTCCCCGCCGACCGACTTCAGCATGGCGTTCAGGCGGACAATGGCATCGTCCATGTCCGTGCCGGAGGGGGTTTCGCCCGCCGCATAGGCGCCGAGCTCGACCAGGGCCTGAGTGACGACCTCTTCTGCCGTCAGCGGCCAATCATAGATTCCGCTCGTAGGCATCAGAGATGACTTCCATCAGTGTATTTGGTGTAGACCGGCTCAGTCTCGGGCGCCGCATTGGGCAGCGGCACACCCTCCGGCCTGATGCGCGGAGTGGTCAGTTCTGTGGGCTTGGGATCGAAACAGTCCTTGCAGACGCGATTGCCCGTCCATTCCTTGCGAAACTTCCGCAGGCGGCGCCTGAAGCCGCAGCGCGGGCATTCGCCCCACGCGCCTCCGGCCATGTCAGCCTCCGAAGCGGGGGAGCTTCATCCCGCCCGGAGTAGGCATTGAGGGCAGGGTCGGCATCAGGCTACGCCAGTCGCCCGTGCGCTGCGGACCACCGCCGCCGGCAGGATTGAGGCCCACGCTGCCGGGAACGCCTGGAACCATGCCGACGCCCGGAATGGGCGCCCCGGTTCCGCCACCGCCGGGAGTGGCCACGGGGCCGCCCGGCATGGGAACCGGGGGCATCGGCATCGGATAGGGCGTCGGCGGAGTCGTGCCGACAGCAGGCGGCGCGCTCCCGCCAGAAGCCGACATGCCTCCGGACATGAAATCCCTCGGCGAGGGGTGCGAGTGCGCCCAGTCCCGCATCGCGGTGTGGAAAGCGTCGATCTGGGCACGCATGTCCTCGGGCTGTCCAGCAGTTGGGTCGAATGTCGGGCGATCGGGCCGAGCATCGTGCCAGGCCTGCATCGCCTGCATGAACGCGTTAATGTCGAGGGGCATGTGACCGCCGCCGCGCATCTGCGGCGGGACGACGCCAGTGTTGCCATTGGGGGCTGGCGCGAGCGGCGCGAGTGCGTTGTTTGCGGCAAGCGGGATCGCGGTCGTCGTGATGTCGGTGGGAACGGCGCCCGGGTCAGGAACCGGCGCAAAAGGATCATATGCCATTCGAGGGCTCTCCAGTGCGTGGGAGTGGCCGGCCCTCGGTCGGCGTGGCTACGGTGGAGATTACAGGGGGCGCCTAAGGGGCGCAAAATAATGTGGCCCCGCCATCCCGAAGGACAGCGAGGCCACTACGCGAGCTTACGCTCCAGCGGACCCGTAGATGGCGCGCCAGTCGCCCCAGCCGCAGCTGTAGCGCTCCGTCGCCTTGTACTTCAGGTTCTCGGTGTCGAAGTCGCTGTCGTCCTCCAGCCCGAGCGCGCGGCGCTGATACGAGATCAGGCCGTTGGGCGCATTGGTCTGGATGAACCACGCATCGGTGTCCGTGAGGTAGTTGTTGGCGGTGATCTCGGGGATCACACCAAGCACCCGCAGGGCGTTGATGTCGTTGTTCGGCGTACCCTGCCGAAGTTCCGACTTCAGGATGCGTTGCGCGTTGAACACGTCGTTGACGCTGATGATTAGCCGCACCGGCATGATCTTGATCGGAAGGCCAGCGCTGTTCTTGGCGTTGGTGACATTAATCACCGCGTCCTCAAGTGCGGCTTCCGACAAGTCGGCAGCGGTCAGGAGGTTCGACTGCGTTCCGTTCACGGTCGGGTGGGCCGAGGAGCAGAGGCACACCCCGTCGCCGCCCGTGTAGGACGAGTTGAACGCGCGGTTCGGCACGTTGGCGTGAACCATCTCCTTTGTCACGAGCATGGAGAACGGAAGCGCCTGAGCGTTGGACTCGGCGACCTCCTGGTATAGATTGTCCTCCTGCGCCTCACGGGTCAGGATGAAGCCCAGCCCGTAGGTGACGTGTGTGAACGGCGTCTTGGGGCCCTGCCCGAAGCCGTCGTAGGAGATTGACTGCCCCTCCGACTTCACCGCAGCAAGGCCGAGGCCAGTGACCTCGACGACGTTTTCCTGAGCCTTCGATGACTTGCGGACATCGAAGATGCGCGTGTACTGCTTGTCGAGCTTGTCGTAGGTGTGCCCGAAGATCGCCTGAATGCCCGGCAGCAGAAGGTCCGGGCGGCTTGCTCTGTTGGTAACTGACATTGCTCAGCCCTTCCCTTTAGACGCCAGTGGTCAGGTTGCCGTCGGTGCCCGCGTTGATTTTCACGAGAACCTTGGCGTTGGCGCCGATCGCATTGTCCGGCCGCTGGACAAATCCGAGGATCTTCAGCGGCAGGGTGCTGGTCGTCGCCTTGGTCGAAGTGTCGAGCATGACGCCCGACTGATGCGTGTAGGCGTTGCCCGCAGCGACGATGATGTCGGCGTTGAGGCCCACGTCCGCCGCAGCAAGAGCGCCACCAACGGCGTCTTCCTGGACTTCGTAGACCATCGCTGGATCGGTGCAGACGAGCACGTAGCTGTTCACCGATGCCGCCCGGCTTGAGGTCGGATACTTGGAAGCATCCATCGTGCCGACAACGACGCCGGAGATGGAGCCCGACGCAGCTGCGCGGGTGACCGTCGCAACGCCGTCCGCATCAGCGGAGCCAGCCTTGACAACGGGATCGCCGATGAACAGCGCGGTCGAGTCCGTGGCGGGGACGTTGAAAATCTCGCAGCCCCCGGTCATCGCGCCCGAGCCGTGCATCTTGACGGGCTTCAGCCCGAAAGGAGTGTTTGCATTGGCCATAGGTCAAAATCCCTTTGGTGGACCGCCTACAGCCGTAGGCGGCTATTCGAGAACCTGGTTGGCCCTGCCGATCTTGGTGGCTTCATCGACGTACACAGGTGCGCCCATCTGCCCTTGAATCTGCTGGCCCTCACCGCCGGCCTGTCCGGGGAGCTTCCCCTTGACCATTCCGGCTTCGACTTCCCTGCGCCGTGCGTCCGCTT